GATGCGAATGCAGTGGATTACTTTGTATTCATTACCCATGACGGCGGCACAACTTGGTACGGATTTACTGCTGGACAAGCATTGGGGTAAGTAATGGCGAGTTCTAAACAACTTATCCAAGCAGCGGCTGGTGCAGGTAGTGAGACTGAGCAGTATATTGCTGTAGCTTTAACGGGTACTGTGACAGACTTAAAAAACAGTTTAGTAATATGGCCTTTTAGTAAGTCAGAGGGATTTGGTACACGGCAGAACCTTCCAACTGCGCCGCCTAATAGACCGAGTACATACTCACAGGTTTCTTGGTCGCCATCAGGAAATGCTGTTGCATTCACCCACTTTGATAACCCAGGCATTTCTGTTTATGCATTTTCAGACGGAGCCGTAGGTTCTAAGTATTCAAACCCACCGGGATTGACGAGTGTGAGCGAAGGGCAAGGCGTCGCTTTCGCCAGAGGCGGAGACGCAATCGCTTTTACAGTAAACAAAAATTACTACAAAGTGCAGGGCTATACTTGGACTGATGCCTCTGGCTTTGGCAGCACTGGTTACACATTTTATCAGAATGATGGTAAGCGAAGTGTAGCGTGGGCACCATCAGACACACATATTGTTGGCTCTGTACAAGAAAGTAGCAGTAACAAGTTCTTTCAAGTGCAATGGAGTGACCCAAGTTGGTCATCATATAGCACCGCATCAGGTAGTTACTCAGCAACGTACCGAATGTATTTCCACCCAAATGGCAATTGGGCAATAGGGTCTGCTTATGACGCCTCTGATAATACCAAAAGAGCGCCCATATATTCTTGGTCAGGTTCTGCATTAACCTTAGAAACAGGTTTCGCAATGACAGGCGGCACAGTAGTAAGGTCAGCTGCGTTTTCACCTGATGGAAACGCAATAGTGCTTACCAGTAATGGCTACCCTTATATCCACGCATGGCCATTTAATAGCTCCACTGGTGCGGTGGGAACAAAGTTTGCCAACCCGTCCACTGCTGGTGATTATCGGGGTACAGAGATTAAATTTAACACTGATGGTGATGTTGTCTTTATGGGTACAGAAAATTCTACCCTATTAAATGCATGGGAATTTAACTCATCAACTGGTTTTGGTAGCAAATACACCAACCCAGATGTTTCTGGTTTAGGTACAGGCCCAAAATGTTCTGGCATGGATTACATAGATTTCGGTTAAAAGGAGAAACCAATGCTTGTAAAAGTAACAAACGGAAATGTAGATACATACCCTTATTCAGTAGGGCAACTACGCCGTGACAATCCAAACACATCTTTTCCAAAGACTGTTCCAACTGCAACGCTAGAGGCATATGGCGTTTACGCAGTAACAGTAGAGGCGGAGCCTTCATACACGGAGCGCACTCAAAAGATTGAGCGTAACTCTGCGCCAACAAATTCAGGCAGCGGTTGGACTGTCGGTTGGACTGTGACTGACAAAACATCTGCTGAAATTACTGAATATGATGCAAACGTAGCAACGCAAAACAGATCGCGCCGCGATGATATGCTATCCGACAGCGATTGGACGCAAATGAATGACAGCCCTCTCAGTAATGAGGCTAAAACATCATGGGCAACATATCGTCAAGCACTGCGTGACATCACAAGCCACGCAAACTGGCCTAACCTGACAGATGCTGATTGGCCAACTGAGCCATCATAATAGACGCGCCGCGCCAACTTTGTTAAGGTGGCTTTAAACAAAGGAAACCAAAATGGCCTCAACATACACAAGCAATGGTGGCATAGAAAAGATTGGGATTGGCGATCAGGCCAATTCTTGGGGTACCACCACTAATCTTAACTTTGACATCATTGACAGGCTGATTGATGGCGTAGGCACAATTGACCTATCGTCATCGGCTGCGGCGCATACTCTATCAACGACAGACGGAACACTATCTGACGGCATGTATAAAGTCTTGGTCTTGGATGGTGCGACAGAGGCTTGCACCATTACCGTAAGCCCAAACGACGCACAGAAGGTCTACTTTGTCGTCAACAGCTCAGGCTATGACTGCACATTTTCGCAAGGCACAGGCGCAAACGTAAGCGTTCCGAATGGCGAAAAGAAAATCATTTATTGTGATGGCGCAGGCGCGGGCGCAGCTGTTGCCGAAATATCTGATGACCTAAGCATTCTTAACGTAACAACACTTGGTACATCTGAGGCAAGTAAAGTTGTCACAGCGGATGCAAACGGCGACATTATTGCGTCTGAGGAGTTTAAGGCTAAGAGTTATAACGATACCTATGCTGCGGTTACATCCTCATCTAACGCCACAACGGTAAACTGCGAGAATGGCAACGTATTCGCATCAACTCTAAGCGAAAACACAACATTCACATTTAGCAACCCGCCAGCAACAGGCACGGCTTACGGCTTTACGCTAAAGATTATCCAAGATGCTTCTGCGTCTGGGTACACGGTGACATGGCCGTCAGCAGTAGATTGGCCAGCCGCAACCGCGCCAACACTGACAGCGACAGCTAACGGTGTAGATCAGTTTAGCTTCTACACACACGACGGTGGCACAACTTGGTATGGTTTCGTTCTAGGTCAATCGTTAGGATAAAGACATGAGCCTATGGCGTAGGATTTCAGCATCAACAAGCCTTTCCCCAGAGGGTGAGCAGTATATTGCTGTATTTGGCTATCAAACGGCATCTGGGCATGACCCTAATCTTAGCTTAGTCGCATATCCATTTGATGCCGTAAATGGATTTGGGACAAGAATAGAGCAAACCACTGGATTTTATTTAGTAGACACCTACAGCGGTGGAATGGACTTCACGCCCAGTGGCGCGGCGCTCAACTTAGCCATAAATCCAACAAATGTAAATTCACCAATTGGGGGTACCGAACTCGTTTCTCTACAATGGGACGAGGGTTTTGGAAGTCTTTATACATCCCAGCCAACAGTTGTGAGCCCAAGCACTGTTGAGTTTCATCCAGACGGCGATGTTTTATTTTTATCGGATATTGGCGGAGTATCATACGGAACAAGAATTAAAGCGTTTAACTGGTCGGACAGCACAGGTGCAGGTTCGGAGATAGGAAGCTATGTCACCGTTTCAAACCCTACACAGGGTTTCGTTCCGATAGCCGTTTCTCCAAATGGGAACTTTGTCGCTGTAGGCTATAGTAATAGCGCACATTTAGAAGTTTACCCATTCAATAAATCAACAGGTTTTGGGACAAAGCAAGAAGCACCAAACAATACATCAAATACCGTTTTTGACGTAGCTTGGAACAATGCGGGGACATATGTTGCTGTAGCGGGAAATGGCTATGATGGAGAGCACAGGCTAAATATTTATGAGTGGGACAATGCCACTGGAACCTTTGGTTCTAAAGTTAGCGGTGTAAGTGTAGAGCCATTAATCACGACCCAACAAGCTGTTTATACTGTTGCCTTTGCCCCTGATGACGAGGCAATCATTCTGGGTTGCAGTGTTGATGATGTGCAGGCATACGAATGGGACAACGCAACAGGCACATTTGGCTCAAAATATACTTCCCCAACAGGCACTTCTGGGTTCGGTGCTAGAGATTTAAAATTTAACACAAATGGAACAGTCCTTTTTGCAAGTGGTGGGCAAGATGCTGATTACCCAGTGGCTGCTTGGGAGTGGGATAGCTCAACGGGATTTGGAGCTAAATACGACAATGCAGACAGCAGCGGGTACTCAGGAACTGTATACTTTAACTCACTCGCTTACATAGACCTTGGATGAGGTAAAAATGCCACTAATTCCGCTAAACATACCCAAAGGCCAATATCGCAACGGCACAGAATACATGTCTATGAATAGGTGGCGCGATGCAAACCTTATTCGCTGGCATGAGGATGCGCTGCGTCCTGTTGGCGGGTGGCGTCCAAGATACGACAACACAGCATCGGCGGTATCCCTGTCAGGCACAGTTCGCGGAATGCATGCATGGCGTGACAACTCTGGTGGCCGCTTTGTGGCGTTCGGAATGCACGACAGCTTGTACATAATGAACAGCTCAGGCACCACAACTGACATTACACCGACAGCCCTTACCGATGGCCGCGTTCATGCCACAGCAAACACTGGCTGGGGCGCAGCGGCGTGGGGCGATTTTGATTGGGGAACAGAGCGTCCTGACCTTGGCTCAATCTTGGATGCAACTGCGTGGTCGCTTGATAACTTTGGTGAAAACCTACTCGCCATGTCACCAGATGACGGCAAGCTGTATGAGAGAGCCCCAAGCGGCGCGGGTGCGGCAACGCAAGTTTCTAACGCTCCAACAAACTGTGACTGCATGATGGTGACAGAGGAACGCTTTGTGTTCTGCTTTGGCGGCGGCACAAACCCAAGGCTTGTGCAGTGGTCAGACCAAGAGGACAACACTACTTGGACAGCAGCTGCAACGAACCAAGCTGGTGACATTGAGCTACAAACAAACGGCAGAATTATGCAGGGCTTGCGCACACGCGGTCAGGCACTGATTTTGACAGACCAAGATGCACACGCTGCGACATACCAAGGCCCACCATTTGTGTATGGCTTTGAGCGTGTCGGTACATCATGCGGCGTCATATCTCGCAGGGCAGCGGCATCAGTTGATCTGGGCGTGATCTGGATGGGCTTGCGTGGCTTCTATATTTATTCAGGTGGTCGCGTTCAGGAAGTGCCATGCGAAGTTGCTGATTATGTGTTCTCTGATATGAACAATGACCAGCGTTCAGAGGTTTCGGCTGTTATCAATTCGCAGTGGAACGAGATTTGGTGGTTCTACCCTTCTGGCAATTCCATAGAAAATGATCGCTACGTTGCATATGACTATGTGGAGAACATCTGGACAACTGGCGATCTGGAAAGAACGTCTGGCGTTGATCGTGGTGTATTCCGTTTGCCTTTCTGGATTGACGCAGACGGCAACCTATACGAGCATGAAGTCGGGTTTGATTACGACGGCGCGACACCTTACGCAGAAACAGGGCCAATCTCTATCGGCACAGGCGACAATATTATGAGCGTGACGCAAGTTATTCCTGATGAGAAAACACAGGGCGATGCACGGCTTGTATTCAAGACACGCAATTATCCGAACGCACAAGAAAGCGAACACGGGCCATACTCTACAGCTAATCCTACGCCAGTACGCTTTCAGGGTCGCCAAGTTCGCATGAAGGTAGAGGGCGTTGAGACAGCGGATTGGCGCGTTGGCATTATGCGACTAGATGCGCGGCAGGGCAGCAAACGATGAGCTTATACGGCGCACCCCCAGTAGGCCCAGATTTCAAAGTATGGGCAGAGAAGTTTACCGCGTGGATCAACAGAACGCGGTCTTTTCTTACGCACCGCCGCGAATACGACACTGCGGCAGAGGATGGCGTTATTCTGTGGGATC